GATGTTGTATTTGCAGCATCAGTGATAGCTGTTCCCTCTGCGTTATTATTCAGATCAACTAATAACGTCTGCAATCGAAGGTTTGTGAAAGCCTCAACAGCAGAGTTTTTTATGTAGTCTAAAATGTATTGCGCTCTTTCTGACTTTGTCATAATACCAAAATTGAATTTTAAATATTCTAATCAATCAAAACCCGTCAACTATTCAAAGTAAGCATCAAAAGAAGCTACAAATGTTATTGCTCCTGCTGATGTAACTACACCCATATTTCTCATAATGATTTGAATAAATTCCCCTGGCCTTACAACAATTGGAGCACTTAAATGTAAAGATGCTCCTGCACCTGTTATACCAACCGCTGAAGTAGCCGGATAAGAGCCTATCCCGATAGGAATTATTTTTGGAGCGTGAGTTGTTGCTGTTACGAAAGACCCAGTTTCAGTTGTTGCAAGAGATACGTTTGTGTGACCATACGCAATTGCTTGGGCATAAACAACTGGGCCACCTGTTAAAGCAACCGATACAGCACCCTCTAAAGTAACTCCTGTTACAATTAAATTTCTGCCTGTAATATTTGCTGTTGAAGCAGGGTTTTGATAACTAAATAAAATACCATCATTATTTGCTGTTAAAGTAGGTAATACAGCACCAACTCCTCCAAGACCTACAAAAGCAGCAGTTGTATTTGTTAAAGCAACTGCCGTAGGTGCTGTGTTATTAGCCCATATAGATGTCTTGCCTTGTGTATGCCCATTTTGCCCATTATAAGCACTTTGGCCACTCAATGACATTTGATGCGCCCACGGCTTACTTGTGTTTATATCCATTTGAGATACAGTAATATCAGAAATACGCATAGTATTTGTATTACTTACAGCCCCTGAACATAACTTTTGCATAAACACTGGTAACGAATCCCCTATAAATGGCTGCCCATTTGCAGCAGGGGTTAATAATTCTCCTATTAAAACATCATCTTTCCAAAATTCTACCTCACCTTCCCCAACAACAAGAGTTAGTTTAAATAATTCACCTACTGTCATTGTACCAATTGCCGCCATTACTCCAGTACCTGTTAATGAACCATTGTAAGACATCTCACCAATAATACCAGATGGGGTTATCTTCATCCATACTCCATTCGTTGGGGCTGTACCTGCAACAGTTGGTAAAGCAAGCCCTATTCTAAATTCTTCATTTGTAGTTAATGCAGCAGTAAACTGACCTACTGTAAATTCAACGGCCAAAGGAGATGTACCTATTAATGGGAAATACTGAAACGACCTCATAAATGCTCCATGAGTCGCCGCTGTACCCTGAACAGTACCAAAATTCAATGTACCTGATCCTGGTTGAGATGCGGTAAGTGTTGCAAAAGTATAAGCCCAGTTATTTGTATTTTGAGTAGAGGCGTTGAATGTATCTGTGAATAGGATTGTATCCATCCCAACACGAAGCCTGTAATCTGCTGAAGTTTCAGGAGACTTTAAATACATATCTCCTGTTATAGAACCGGCATCATTTTCACTGAATATTTTACTTGCTCCAACGTTTGCAGCATTAGCAGACACGTCTTTTTCAGTAGCAACCTTTAATTCGTTTGCTGTTGTTACTTCTGCAATATTTCCAGTAACGCTTCCTATTAATTTAAAAAACCAACTCATAATATTTTATTTTTAATTGTTATATCCAAGACCATTTTACTTTAAAATCTCCCGTTACATAACCAACTATTGTACTTGCGTAAATAGTAAACCCAGTTGAAGCAACAGGTATAGAACTGACTAGGTTTATTGAAATACCACCAAATAAATGAGAGCTTTCATTATTGTCTGATGTTGTTGCTCCCATTATCCAGCATTGAACCTTTGAAGTTGTTAATATTGAAGTTTGACCTGTTATAGTTACAGTTGCCTCATTTGTTGGAGTACTTCCAAAACTTAATGTAGCTTCCCCTGTATTAACAGTTGTTCCACTACCACCAACTGCATCTGCTTTACTTGCTACAACCAACCAACCGTCAACAGTCGAATTACTTACTAATAAAACTGATTCTAAAGGGGATAATGTTATAGATGAAGCAGAGTCTATTGTTTCTGTTGAATATGGGTCTATTGTTATTGTTCCTGCCCCGATATTTTTAACCCCAATCATGCCAAAGCCAAAACCATCAGCAGTGGTAAGATTAACGGTAAACGTACCGTCAGCCTCAATAAATTCACTTGGTGAAACTATTGTATAAGTTGCATTTTTATACGATACTGTAAAAGCAGTAGATGGTAAATTATCAGAATTATAATAAACAGGTGGGGAAGATGTGCCATTACCCTGAAATATAAACCCAGTGGTTAAGTCCTTTATGATAAAATTAGGCTCAAACTCTAAACCTGTTATATCTTCAACTTCTATGTATATTAATGGCTTCATTTATACCACATCGTAACAAACCGTTACTATTTGTCCTGTTAATAAAGCATCTTCAAAATTGATTGTCCCGCTTGCTGCATGGAAGCCGACTGTTCCCGTTCCCGTTGGAATATCAGTTGCCAAAGCCAGTGTTTGCACATCTGCCGTTAAATAAGTATGATTTGTATTTGACCTGTGAATGAAGTAAATCACATTGGCATCTTCCAAAGTCACTGCACTAAAACCATCTACTGTCCCCGTTGAAGTATAGATATAAATACTTGGGCCATCGTAACTATCCCTTGAAATCATGTTGTCAGAAGCAAATAATTTTCCATCTGCTTTTATCAATACATCAAAGGTTGTAAAGTCTCCTGCCTGACCTGCATAAGTAGCACTAATAACAATTCCGTTTCCAATCAACCACTTTGAAATAGTACCATCTGTAAAGAGTAACTTAACAACTACTTTTTTACCTTGTAATTGATAAGCAACAAACTCTAAAGGATCGAGATTTGAACCTGAACCATCAAAAGACGAATTGATAGAAAGCACACCTGAACTTTGAACACTCCAATCCTTAACGCCGATTTCTCTATTTGTAAACCCTCCGCTGCCCTTAGTAGTCGTAATTATTTCTTCTGATGATAATGTAAGGGTACAAGATTCCTCGCAACCGATTGCCCGCAATCCGTCACCCGTATATAAAGTAAACTGTGAACCTTTAACTGTACTCATATTTTTTTACTTAATAAGGTGAATAAAAAGCCAAAAATACCATCTGAAAAACTTGCAGGGTTGCGGCTTGTCCTCCTCGGAGCAGGAAAAATTCTTTCTCCTAAGTCAGAAATATATTTAGTTGTTTCAGTTGTTGCCACTTCATCAAAATCATCTGTATTAGTATCATTCAAAAGTTCCACAAGTGTTAATTCTGCTTTCTCTTTTTTTAGATCAATAGTGATAGTAGCAATCATGAATATTTTATTATCCAGTTCATCTATTCGAACCGTATTGAGATTAGAAATTAAATAATCTGAAACGGATATATTAAATGACGTTGCCTCAACTCTGTAAAATGTTCTGTAAACAAGTTTCCAAATAGCCCTTGTAATTAACTTCCCAAAAGAAACTGTTTCAGTAATACCTCTATGTTTCCAATTCTTTAAAAGACTTAAAGAGCTGGCAAACATTGCGCCCTTAGTTGTTATATTTGGCGAGTTTAAAAAATACGTTTCCTGGGTGTATTCATTCTTTGTAATCTTATCAACTGCACTTTGGTAATATTGCCCTGATGGTAAATTTCTCGTATATCCATAATAGGTAGAATCTCTCCTCGATGGGGAAAGTAAAGCCTGATAATCAAAGTTCAAATCTCTTATGAAATAGAATAAAGAATTAACAGGTGCAACACCTTCGCCACCTGCTGGATCTTCCTGCCTGAAAATAATATAAATCTTCCCTGACCCGTTTATTCCTTGCGTTGTATCTAATGAAAATTCATTAGGCTGCAAGTAAGTATAATAAGTACCACCACCATTTAGGTTTGGCATCTGAATATATTGCCTTGTGGTTTTCCATTTACCATCAGAGCCTAAATAATCAATACCGCCACCTGTCTTTACAAGTTTAACATCAAAATATAATTTTCCTACCCAATTATTTACGGTATCTCTTATGCCGTGTTTAAAACTGATTGTAAAATTATCATTTGACTGCACTAATATAGCATCAGATGTTACTTCTGAAAAACCGAAAGTATTATCATCAACAAATTGAATCCATCTTTTTGCCGGTTCAATTACTGCGTTTGCATCAGTAACGTAATTAAAAGCGTATGGCCTTTGACCTGTGTAAGTCCACCCATACAAATTAAATCTTTCATATTGTGAATCTAAAGGATCTACCCCTAAACTGTCACCTGAATTAAAATCCTGATTTCTTACTTTAGCTGAAGGTATATCAAAGGCATAATTTATCCTTGCAGATTTCTTTGCTGACTGTAAAGAAATTTGAGCGTTTGCATCAATTAATTTATAAGCCCGATATAGACCTATGTTAATTTCATTAAACTCATATTCAGTATATCCTAATGTGGTAGTTCCAGCATCCCATTTTGTACCTGTAAGACCTAAGTTTCTTATCCAGTCCTCTACATAAACAAAGTGCCATTCACCTTTAGCCTGAAACATTATCATCTTAAAAGAATCACAAATCTTTTCTAAAATTGTTAAGGGAGAATCATACTCATCAGATCCTGTTCTGAAAGTCCCCATATCAATAAGAACATTTTTTAAAGGATCGTTATCCCCAAGAGTATCACCTCCAGCACCCCTTATCGGGAATGTATCTGGATAAATATCTATCCAAGTATTTATGTTTAAATAAAGCTGGCAACTATTAAGGCAATATTTAATAATATAAAGTATTACCTGTTCCCCCCAAATATCATCTAAAAAGAAATTTTTTAATACAGCCTTGTCTAATAAGTGTAAGCCGTCTCTTGCAGTTAACTTAAATTCAATGTTATTATCAAAGAAAGGGAACTCAAAAGCAGAACTATCTAACCACCCAACCCAATTTAAAACACCATTGAAATATAGTATTACTTTTGTTTCTGTATCTGATTGAGTAAAAAACAAATCAGGCGTTAAAGTATCATTACATAAAATACTAAACTGTAAACTTGAGGCTCTTACACCTGCAATTTTATCCCTATCCCCATCAGCCCTAACTAATGAAGCTGACATACCTGTTACATTAGTAATTGAACCGGCAAAAGCATCCTGCTGCAAATCAATCTTTACACTGTTTCCCCTGTCAGTATCAAATTCAATTCTATATTTAGTTGCAAAAGCCATTATCCAAGCACCCCCCTTGCTAATTGTAATTGCTGGTCACTTCCTCTTAATAGCATTTTAAAAATACCTGCACCAACAGAAACCGCTTTATCTGCACCAGGGACACCTAAAGCAGATTTTAAAAGAAATGCTTTAACAACCGCTGCACCTAATTCAGTCACCAACCTTGCAGCACTTTGAGCCAATGCCTTGAATGGATCTTGATTGTTTGCAATAGCGTTAAAGAATTGATCTATTCCGCTGTTCAGTCCGTTGTTTATTAAATCCTTTGTATTAAGTAGTTTCTCGTTGAGCTTATCTACATTTTGCAGGTCGTTCAATGCAGAAGGGTCTAATATTTTTAAAGTAGATTTCTGTGCATTTGGGTCATTAATAATGCCACCTAAAGAATCCCCCGGTTTACGTTTGGGAGCGTTGTTTAAAAACTCCTTTGAAACCCTATTCAACTCTTCCTGAAGTTTTATTTTTTCCTCAAGTGAAGCTATTTCCCTCTGTGATCTTGTTTCAAAACCTAATCCTATTTTTTCAAGTTCAGCCGTTAACTCTTTTGTCTTTTCGGTCTTAGTTGTTTCAGTTTTTAATTGACTAATTGTAAGGCCGTTAATTTCATTAGTTAATTCCTTAAACTTATTCTGTAACTCAAACCTATTCCGATACAGTGTATTTATATCCTGTACAGAACCTTTTTCATCAACAATATTAATCCTGCCTTTTTTAGTTCCTGTTTCAGTTGCAATCTTTTCAATCTTAATAATACCCTCCTCAACTTTCAGTAATTCATCAGATATTTTGCTTAATTCTTTCTCCCTTGCCTTTGCTCTGAAAACGTTTATAATAGCATTGGAATAAAGGAAATAAGCAGTTGAAAGTTTATCAACTAAACCTTTTTCTTTATCAAGATTCCCGAAATATTCAGGCGCAATTGTATTAAGTTCTTTTAAAGCTGATTTCTGCTGTTGCCTTGATAGCGACTGTGTTTCAAGTGCTGAAACTAATTGAGTTACTTTCTGATACTCTTTACTTAAAGAACCTGCAATCTGATCTAACTCATCTTTTAAATCTTTGGTATTGTCCTTTAAATTTTTTGCTGCTGTTGCTGCCTGTTGTTTCTTTTGAGCAAATACAACTAATAAAGATGTGATTGTACTAACTGCAATTGCTATACCTGCTGGGCCTATTAAGGTTGAACCTAAAGCACTAAGGGCAGCACTTGTACTACCTGTTGTTGCTTTTAATGCGTTGAATGATTGTATTAATGGATCAATATTATTCGCAATACCAATGATCCCGAAAGGAGCATCCTGAACAACCCTGCCAAAGTTTACAAGTGATTGGGTTGCCTGCCCTGAAGCATTAGGTAATGTTTTTAATGACTTATTGAGGGTATTTATTCCAGCAACAGCCCCTTTTACATCAGCCCCTACTTTGATCTCCATTCCGTTTGTTGCCATTCTTTAACCTTTCGTATTTTTCTTTAAGAGATTCAGTTAATATCTTTCCTTCTTCACCTGGCAGCCTCCAAAAGTCCTGATTAAACTTTTGTTGATTTGTCCCCTGTTTTAAATTAGGAAGCATCAGTAAATATGTCTGATGCCTCATGGCTGAATGTTGATCTATCAGCCTGTCATTGTAAGCCTCAATCATCATAAATATATCTTTCGGCTTCGTACTTATGTATTCAAAAGGCTTTAATCCTGACTTATAGGCTGCTGTTCTAAATTCTCTGATACTAAACTTTTTTTTTCTTCGTCTTTCGGTTTAACTGCATCCTGCACCATTACCGAATCGTTGAACGCTTTAATACAGTCGGTAATTTCTTTGTCAATTTCACCTGTCTTTGCTGCACCTGCAACGTGATCGTAAATCTCACTATATTCAAATGGGCAATCCTCAAATAGTCTTTCGTAGTGGTTCAATATTCCTCCCCACAAAATCGCCGTTACTGAAGTAATTGATAGAGCATTAAACTTTCTTTTACTTTTTAATACAGCCTCTTGGTACACTTCAAAAGCAATTGCCCCCCAAAAGAACTTTGCTTCTTTGCCGTTAATTATCATGTGTTATTAATTGTTATGGTGTAATATCAACTACTCCTGAACCAGTAAGAGTACAAGTGAATTCTACAAAGTCGCCTGATGGCATAGACAAGTTTAAACCAGTCATGATAACAGTGCCTTGAATGTAAAAATCTGTACCGGCTGCAACAGGGCTTTCAATCTTAATAAGGGTAGCGGTATTGTTAACGATAATCCCCAACAAATCCTCATAGCTTATCTCTGTTCCTGCTGGAGTAGTATTTACTACGCCTTCAACATTTGCAGACCATGTAAGATTGCCTACTGTTGACAGCTTGCCGCATTTAGTTTCCTTTTCAGAAATATTCCTCGTCATTTCAATGCCCGAAGTAGTTGCACAAACAACAGACTTATAGGTAGTACCTCCATCTGTTGAAATTTTTAACGGAATATCATTACCGTTCAAAGTTGTTGTTGCCATTTTTATTTTTCGATTATGTTATGAATAAAAGTTATCTGCCGTCTCATTAATCTCTGTGAATCGTAACTCTCAACTACTGAATAATTTGTTGTATCTAAAGCCACACTGTTTAACTGAAAATCAGCATCAATACTTAGTCCTGTCACTGTAATTGAAGGTAAAACCAACTGCATTGCCGCTTCTGTGATTACGTCAACTGGATTGAACGGGTCAGATAGTAATACTTTTTGCTTGCTGATAATATCAACCGTTACCGATGCTGAATAAGCAAACATTCCTTTGTTAGGTATTAAATCAGCCTTTGCAGCAGATATAACCATGTAACTGTTGTTTGCCGCTACATTACCCTCACCAATAAAACAGGGGATAGGTGAACCTGAAAAATCTACTGCGTTATCCAGTAAGTTTTTATACGCTGTCTTTAGTGCTTTTATCGGGTCTTTCATGATGTAAGTCTTTTAATTACATTACTGATATTGGCTAACAGTTTAGGACGTTCTAAAAAGAAGTTGCTGAAAAAGAAAGGTTTTGGTTTGATATTTACTTTTCTTATTCCACGCCCTTTGAACTGTGAAGCATAGGCCGAAACTTCTGCCGGAACTTGTACCTGTGTTCCTGTTCCGAAATCATGATAAGGTGAATAGTTTTTAGTACTTACAATTACATAGCTAAGATTAGCCCCTGTAAATGAAATTCCTTGCCTTATCGCTCCTTTATCAACCCTTGTATCTTTCTTTGCGTTTAATACAATATGCTGGCAGCTTGTTTCCAGTTCCCCATCTATTTCTTCATATAGAATTTTAGGCATACGCTCAAACTTCTTCTGAAGCTCTTTCAGCCCATTTATTTCAAATGTGAATGCGTTAGCCATCGCTTACCGAACCTCCTATAATGCGCCAATACATGCCTTCTTCGTTATTGATAAACTTATACCCGTATTTACTTTTATTGGATTCCCTGTCCCCTCGATCAATGGTATTAATCAAATACTGCCTGTTGACATATTCCACAATAACACCTTGCCCCATTTGAATAGATGAATCAACGTCTAAAAGGAACTCATATACTCTTTGTGTCCCTGATGCCTGACCTGTAAAACTGTTACTTGTGCTTACTTCATTACTTCTG